AGTGCATTGCACTCTAACTTCTTAAAATCCTAAGAAAGGACTCTGAGAAGCGTAGCCACTAATTGGCATCGCGGATCTAGGTTCTCCTACGGTAATTATTCCGTTTTAAATAACTGGATCTTGTGTAATTAATGCCCGTTGCGGGCAACGTTGGGAAAGGCTCACACCCTACCTCTCATCGGTTAATGTAACTCGATTTAAGTGTTAAGACGTGAGGTCTCTCTAATTCCTATAGATGTAGAGAAGGATAGGCTCAGTATACTGAGTACGAAATGCCCATACAGCGATACTACGTATTAGGGTTCTTCCTTAAGTGGAAGGGGTTTAATATTGATAGGTCGCCCAAAGGCGGGGTCCTTATCTATACTAATAGATGTCATGAGGGATTCTGTTATAGGAATCTTATTATGATGTGATCTATGTAGATACATCTTGTGGATAGTTAGTTTGAAGCCTCAGACGAAACATCCGTCTCCTTGAATAAGGTGGCTGCGGCCCACGCAAGTGGAAACCGAGTCCTCAGATGTCTAATAATTACAACGCGTGACAATAAAATTATTTATTTGTTCGCAACTTGAAAATGTATTAGCAGCTGTTGGTGCCATGATCTTGAGAAATCAAGGTCGGCCGTTCCTTACGTTTCTGATTGCTCAGATTCGTGGACGGTTAGGATATATGCGTCTTGGTTTTGTAAAACCTGCTATCCGTTACATGTCTTGGTGCTCATCCTTGGGCCGAAGTCAGGGTCTCAAAGGGTTAGTAATAACTCTGAAAGCTCTGAATACTTCTTTGGCTCAATCTATAGCAAGAGACTTGGATTCCTTCCCTAGTACTCCTAGAGTACGTCGGGGGATGTTGGGACTTCCCACTGTTATACCCGTTCTTCATCGAAGACGGATAGCAGCTGGGGATATCCTTATCATACGATACTGGTTTACTTTGTTCTCGATTTATCGAGTTATCGAGTTTCCAGGAAAGTTATCCTTTTCTTCTATCACCGATTCAGGTAAGGATCTTTCGAGATTCCTACCTGATTGGTCTCGATTTTCGAGCCAGTTTTGGCGAAAACTTGTTAAATTACAAGCAGTGGATGAGGATGATCTTGAATCTCCTCTTTCTACATTAGCCTCATTTCGAGTTTCACCTTTTCTCATCCCGCGGACTACTCCAACGGCTGATTTATATCTGTCTACGTCTCCATTTGGAATAATTCGTACAGCTATAGCTTGGTCCCGATCGGACCTGTTCCCAATCTTTAAAGATTGGTTACAGCTAACGCGAAATACTAGATTCTTAAATTGGTTAGAAGACTTTAGTAAAGTAGCTCCGACACTTGTGTCGGAAGACGTGTTACAAACACGTGATTCCCTAGGGAAACTAGGTTTAAAAGATGAACCTGCGGGTAAAATCCGTGTGTTTGCTATGGTAGACTGTTTCACGCAATGGGCAATGAAGCCATTGCATGATTACCTGTTCAGGATCTTGAAGGTAATCCCTCAAGATGGAACATTCGATCAACTTGCTCCGATTAACCTTTTACAGGCCAAAGGGCACCGATGCTTTTGGTCTTTAGACCTTAGCTCGGCCACGGATCGATTACCTATTCTCATTCAAGCTACACTCCTGAGCCGGTTAATTACCGCTCATGGAGCTAATCTTTGGATGAGTTTGATGGTGGGACGTACGTATGATTTACCTAGACGGGCCATTGGTCCGGACGATGATGGTGATCGATTTATACGATACGCAGTTGGGCAACCTATGGGTGCTTTAACATCGTGGGCAATGCTTGCTTTGACCCATCATGCTATAGTGCAGATGGCAGCAGCTTTGTCTGGGCGGACTTCAGGCGATTCTTGGTTTGAGGACTATGCTCTCCTAGGAGATGATATAGTTATAGCTGACCGGCTAGTAGCCGATACCTACCTGAAAATTATGTCTGGTTTAGGAGTTGGAATCCAACTTTCTAAGTCAGTTCATGATTCATCAGGACGGGGG